AGATACAGGTGAATTTCAAGAAAGCTGGGAAGAAGTTCCAGAAGAAGATCTATGGGAAGATGGCGAAGCAGATACTACAAAAGTAGTTATTAAAATGTATTCAAAGGTATGCAGACTAGGTGAATGGAAATTAATAAGGAGAAAACAATGAGAAAAGATACGAGAAGTGATCTATTAGTATTAATTAATACATTAGATAATCTAGATGATTTAAGAGAAGTAAGATCAATGATTAAAGATAAAATTGAATCACTAGGAAGAATGACTAAATATAACCTTATAATAGGTGATAAAGTAAGAGTAAGTGGAACTAATAAAATTGAAAAAGGAAAAATCGTTAAAATAAATAGAACTAGAGCAGTTGTTGAAATAGATGATAAACAATGGAATGTTCCATTTTCAATGATAGTTAAATTAGTAAATCAAGATGAGGAAATATCAATATGAGCAATATCGGATCATGGTACGATCCTATTAGGAAAGTACCTTTAGAATATAATGGAACTAAATCTAATGCTTGGTCTGTACAAAGAGAAGATTTAGATAATAACTCAGGCTGGAAAGAAGTAGGTGTTGTAAGTAATAACTATTTGCTAATAAATAATATAGAAGTAGAAGAATTAGCAAAAAGTGTAACTGATTCATCAGAATTTCAATGGGAAACAGATAAAATCTTTTGGAATGGAAGACAATTTATGTATTCTATGGTAGCAAAAGATTACAAAAAAGAAATAGCAGTAGGTGATGATGTTTCGCTTGGTATAATGTTTTGGAATAGTTATGATGGATCAACAGCACTACAGTTTAAAATATTCTTACAAAGATTAGTATGTTTAAATGGAATGGTATCTAATGATATATTTGATTCATATAGATTTAAACATGATAGATCATCTGAAGGATATGAAGAACAAATAATGGAAGCTGCAACAATAATAAATAACTCTGAAGATAATATAAGATATTTTGTAAATGGATTAAGAATGTTTTCAAACACTCCATTAAACATGGGCAAATTATCACATATCAGAGAAAACTATTTAACAGGAGTACCAGTTTCTTTGTTTGGAACTATAGTAGATAAATTGTTAACTTATTCAAAGAGTCCAACAGTTTATGATCTATACAATGCATCAACAAATGTATTATGGCATAAGAAAAAATCAACTAAAGCAGATTTTGATCACAATGCATATATTACAGACAGTTTAATGAAGTATTCGCAAGATGCATTAAAAGAAGAATATAGTAGTTAAAAATAAGGGATAAACGACACGACAGCGGTGAGCAGCTGTGCTTAGAACAGTTCATAGTGTTTTGTTTATAAGGTAATGTCAATTAATAGTTTATCCCTAGTTTTGTCTGGCAAACTAAAACACATGATAGTGGGTGCGCACGGAAATCCAGAATAGTAACCTCTGTCTGGCTTGTGTTTTAGTATAAAGAAGAGAGTCTTTAATAGGCTCTCTTTTTTTTTGTATTATTAGTTTAAATAAGTTATATTTATAATTCAAATCGGAGGTAAAATGGATAATAATCAAACGGAAAAACAAATTCCTAAAATAGAAAATATAGTAGAAGATCAATCGCCTACAGTAGGCAAAATAGCTAAAGCCTTAGCTAATGCACAGAAAGACATAATGGGAGCCAAAAAAGGCTCAGTAAATCCATTCTTTAAGAGTGGATATGCAGATCTACATTCAGTAATAGAAAGTTGTAGAGAAACATTGTCTAAAAATGAAATAGCATTTGTTCAAGGTAATAGATTCAAAGGTGGTGTATTTTTAGTAGTTACTAAGTTAATACATTCATCTGGAGAATGGCTATCAAGTGAAATAGCTTTACCAATGCCTAAAAATGCTAATGCACAAGCTATAGGTTCATTAAATACCTATGGTAGAAGATATGGTTTAGCAGCAATGGCTGGTGTAGCACAAAAAGATGATGATGCTAATGAAGCGTCAGATTTTCCAAAAAAAGTAAATAACTAGGAGGTAAGCATGGATTGGGTAACTAGCGGTAGCAGTTCAGGATCAAAAAGTAAAGACAATTTATTTGTCGACAAAGTAAAAATAGCAACAGCAGAAATTAAATATGGTGTCAAAGAAGATTGGCAAACATATTCAGATGATATTTCTGTACATCTAACATTAGACATCGGAAGAGATTTCCAACCTAATATGTATATAGGTGGTAATTATAAGA